TTATTCTGGACAAACGATTAACAATGTTAAAGTCATTTCTCAGTTATCAGACCGTTCATCTGGTGGAGCAATCGTCTACTTGTGCGAATGCGAGTGTGGAAATCAATTTAAGACAAGAATCACTAGGTTACAGAGTGGAGCCACGAGATCCTGCGGGTGCTACAGACGAAAACATTCATCTGAAGCCGCGAAGCAAAGAATCGGCCCACTACACCACAACTGGAACCCAGAACTGACTGAAAAAGACAGGATACAAGGCAGACATGATCAAAAAAATGTAAATTTTAGAACTGAAGTCTATAATAGGGATAGACATAGATGTGTTATATGTGGTGCCACACGACATCTTAATGCACACCATTTAGATGGTTATAACTGGTGCAAGGAGAAGCGTTACGATCCTAACAATGGCGTCACTCTATGCGTGGACTGTCATCAGCAATTTCACAGACAATATGGTTTAGGTAACAACACTAAGGAACAATTTAAGGAGTTTTGCAATGGTTAACCCCGAATCACTATCAGTAATTCTCCCCTGCTGGAGTCTTGCTATTGGCTTTGAGCTATTAGTTGTGTGGTTCTTTGTGAATCTAACAAGGAACGCCAAATAATGCACTCAGCCGCCACATCAGTTTACAAACCAGCGGACTTTAAGGATGACTCATTATACTTAGTATACATTGACGAACCCCTAAAGGGCAAGGGATATACTCAAATCCACACCCTTATTCAGTCTTGGTATCCTAAGCTTGTAGATGGTGGCTTTATGATTGGACATGATATCTCAGATGATGAAGTCAGCGAAGCAGTATACTGGTCTTTCTCCGCTGAGATTAATATCACTGATCAAGTATGGATGGCACAGAAAAATGCAGTTTGACAAACAAAAGGTAATATTGCTCCACCCCGGAAAGACAGGCGGTACTTCAGTAGAGGCCGCACTGGTAAAGGATTACTTAGGCAAGGATTTCCGATCCTTCCTTCAATCTCATCAAGACGGCGATTATGACCTAATGTTTGGCTTAGACTGTATCAGGAATGTTTACCTACAACACGCCTGCTTGCGACTATACGAAATTTTTGAGGTACAGTTGGGACGATATGATATTTACTGCACGGTCAGGCGACCATATGAGCGGGTGCTGAGTGCTTATTATTACAACGGCTTCTCTAAGCGTATGACCTTTGAGGAATTCGTTCTAAATAAGCTAGAGGCACAAGTAAAACGTAACTATTACGAAACAGGCAATAATGTCAAGGATTATCCCAAGTACCACATTAACCACTTCGCCCCACAGGTTCTATACCTAAAACGGGGTACTAATATTTTACGTTGTGAAAACCTAGCTAAAGATGCTAAAACATTATTAGGGGTTACACTCCCACGTAATAAACACGCACAGACCGTAGCTTCCACACACCATAAGACACACATGGATGCCTACACATCTAAAAAGATGAAGGATACAGTTTACAGCTTATACATTGAGGACTTCAAAACACTAGGATATAGGAGATAGGATAATGGATCAGAAAACAGCTATTGTTACCGGAGTTACCGGACAGGACGGTTCCCACCTAGCGGATCTATTGTTAGGAAAGGGATACGACGTTATTGGAGTTGTCAGGCGATCCAGTACAGACACAACGGGCAGAATCAAACACCTATCATCCCACAGCAACCTCAAGCTGGTGGAAGGGGATATAACAGATGTTAGTAGTGTCATGGGAATTCTAACCCTTACCGATCAAGTAGATGAAATCTATAATCTAGCGGCACAATCGCATGTAGGCACATCATTCAAACAACCAGCAGTCACTTGGGATATTACCGGCAAGGGCGTTTTGAACATCCTACAGGCTATGGTCGATCTAAAGATGTGGGGAACCCGCTTTTACCAAGCGTCGAGTTCCGAAATGTTTGGCAGTCAATATGACATTAACGCACATGGCGAAAAGTACCAGAACGAAGAAACCAAGTTCATGCCAAATTCACCATACGCAATTTCAAAGGTGGCCGCTCATTACGCAGTGCGACTATATCGCGATGCTTACAATATTCACGGTTCGTGTGGCATTCTGTTCAACCATGAAGGCCCACGACGGGGAGATAATTTTGTAACGAAGAAGATCACAAACTGGGTAACAAGTTATTTGGAGTGGATGGAGACTATGGATCTGAGGCCGTGTCACCTAGACTTTAGTGACCCAGAGGTTATTACAATTAAGGGACAGAGTATCGGATTTGACAAGTTGCGATTGGGCAACCTTGACGCATTCCGAGATTGGGGATATGCGGGCGATTACGTAGAGGCCATGTGGATGATGCTACAGCAGGATTATCCAGATGACTATGTTATATGCACGGGAACTACCGCTACGATTCGGGACTTCTTGAGTCTAGCGTGTGAAGAGAGTCGATTGGATAGTAACGATTGGGAAAATTGGGTGTATATTGATCCTGAGTTCTATCGACCTTCAGAAGTTGATTACCTCAGAGGAGATTGTACAAAAGCAAAGGAGAAGTTGGGTTGGACACCGAGGCACGATCTTAGGGATCTAGTCAGACTCATGCTACGGAATTAGATATGATTAACTACAAGGTAGATGTGGATCTGGCAAACTTCTACAGTACCAACGCGATGTCAAAGTTCAAGATGGGAAAATATAACATTCCTTTCTGTAAGATCTTTGTCGAAGCAACTGACCCAGATGATGCGGTCAACAAGGTTCTGTACAATCTCATTGATTTAATTTTGACTCAAGACGCCAGCATGGAAACGAGGATATTGTGTCGTAGAATACGGAAAGAGATGAGGATTACGAAAGTCAGGCCAGCATGAAACGGAACTATAACTGCGAGGCTTACACCGAGTTTAGAAAAGCTGTTCTAAAACGGGATAAGAGGAGATGCCAAATGCCCGACTGCGGATCAAGGAAAAACCTTCACGTTCATCATATTAAAACTTGGGCATCTGCTCATAGCTTAAGGTATGAACCCAGCAATGGGATTACATTATGCAAACATTGCCATAATTCCATCTCTGGTCAAGAACTACACTACGAACCGTTATTCGGGGAGATCATCAATGCCAAAAAAAGAAGCTGAATATAACGTAATTAAAGACACGCGAGAACAGGACGGGTGGTTTTTTAAGCCATTCGGCCCTTGCGTTGGTATGATTGAACAAAAATTAGATACCGGGGATTATTCCATCCAAGGCTTGGAAGACAAAATCTGCATTGAGCGGAAGGGATGTGTCGAAGAGCTAGCCCTAAACTTAGGTCAGGGCAAAGATCGTTTCTTACGAGAGATCGAGCGAATGGAAGCCTTTCCTCACAAGTTTATCGTATGCGAATTTACAGCGGAAGAACTGATGAAGTTCCCAAAGTCTACACGTATACCAATTAAGAATAAGGCGTCAGTTAAGATTACTGGTCGTTACATGATTAAGTGTTTGATCGAATTTCAGCTACATCACGGAGTTCATGTAGTTTTTTGCGGAGACAAGTATAATGCCTTCCTATTTGTTAGCAGTGTATTCAAGCGTATTAATGAACATTATGGAAAACCAGAGGAGTCTTCCGATGAGTGATCAGCTAAATGATTTCCACACGTATGGTGCAACACTTAATACGAGGGAGATTTTTCTACACAATTACTATACTAACGACGATACAAACCCCGGAGTTGAATATCGACAATCTGTCAACTTTGTTAAGAATCTAAGAGCTTTAGACAATCACAACAAAGAAAAAGAGATTACGATTCATATGCACAGCATTGGCGGTGAATGGTCAGACGGTATGGCTATTTTCGACGCGATTAAGCTATGCAAAGCAAAAACGAAGATTATCGTCTATGCACAGGCAGAGTCCATGAGTAGTATCATACTACAAGCCGCAGACGTTCGACTAATGACACCAAATGCATACTTTATGTCGCACTTTGGATCATCTGGTGCTGGCGGTGGATACCTCGACGTTCAGAACTGGATTAAGTACGAAAAACGTATTTGCGATATCATGCTAGACATCTACGCTGCACGATGCGTAAAAGGTAAATACTTCAAGGAGAAGTACGGCCCAAAGCCAGACCCAGAAAAGGTTAAGACATACTTATTTCGCAAAATGAAGTCTGGCGATTGGTATATCGACGCTGAAGAAGCCGTTCACTACGGATTTGCAGATAGGGTTATTAAATCATGGTAAAAAAGAACAAGGACAACCTAAGATCGATAGACGAAGCTTGGCTTGGCTTAGACAATATACAAGCAGATTTCTTTAATCCAATGGCTCTGTTGCATACAGACGATGATGATTTTCACCTACGATTATCATATCTTATGACGAGGCCGGAATATCTGTCCTTTATTACGAAGCATTTGCTAAACATCAATATCCTACCATCTCAGGCTTTGATCTTGCAGGAGATCTGGACACGTAAATTCCCCATGTTGATAGCGAGTCGAGGCTTTGGTAAGTCATTTAGCTTATCTCTCTATGCTATACTACGTGCCTTGCTTTTGCCACGACGAAAAGTGGTAGTCGTTGGTGCAGCGTTTAGACAGTCTAAAGTTCTGTTTGAGTACATGGAGACCATTTGGCGTAATTCTCCTATGTTGCGAGATATTTGTGATGCCGATAGTGGCCCACGACGAGATACGGACAGATGTGTTTTACGGCTTAACGAGAGTACTGTAACCTGTCTACCTCTTGGTGACGGTCAGAAAATCCGAGGTCAACGTGCCAATGATATTATTGCTGACGAATTTGCGTCTATTCCACGAGATATCTTTGAGAATGTTGTTGCCGGTTTCGCCGCTGTTAGCTCAGACCCTATTGAGAATGTAAAACGTGCAGCCGCCAGAGCGAAGGCTAAAGAACTTGGTATAGAGATTGAGGAGAATGCCG